TATGATGTATATTTCTATGTTAAATCAGACACCAAAGTTATTAATACAGTTTATGATGATAAAGTGACTGCCAATAAAGGTCAATTAAAAAGAATGTTTATGTCTGGAATGAAAAAAAGACTGAATTCAAGAGTATTATTAAACAACTTTATTAAGATGGTTGCTTAATGCGTGAAAAAGTGTTGATTACCAACGATTATAAACGCTTGACTTTAGGCCCAAAATATGATAGCCTATATGTACATTATGAGAAAAAAAAATAATATAACTAAACGAAAGGACTTATATATTATGGATCTAAATGATAAACAAAAAAACTTTATACAATTATGTTATAAAGAATTCGGTGATATTACAGAAATCACTAGAAAACAACTTGTAGAAGTTGAGAAAAAACACAAGGTGGCATTCCCACAATGGCTTGTTTCTAATAAAGAATACAAAATATCAAAAGGTGTTTATTCAATGCCTGACGCTGTTGTTCAAAATGTTGAAACTAAAACTGAAAGTACTGAATCAAAGGCTGCTTATGTAGTTAGTTCGCTAACTGATAACGTAGTTCCGAATAAAGATAAAGACTTTGTTTCTTTTGGTAACTTTAGTGATGTAAAAAATGTGATAACTTCTAAAAAGTTTTATCCTGTATTCATTACTGGTTTGTCTGGTAATGGTAAGACTCTTGCTGTGACTCAGGCGTGTGCCGTTGCTAAAAGAGAAATGATTAGAGTTAATATTACAATTGAGACCGATGAGGATGATTTACTTGGTGGTTATAGATTAAGGGACGGTCAGACTATCTGGCAGAATGGTCCTGTGATTGAGGCGATGGAGAGAGGTGCTGTTTTACTTCTTGATGAGATTGACCTTGCGTCTAATAAGATCATGTGTTTACAACCGATTCTTGAAGGATCAGGTATCTATGTTAAAAAGATTAACAAGTTTGTACAACCAAAACTTGGCTTCAATGTAATCGCTACTGCGAATACTAAAGGTCAAGGTTCAGATGACGGTAAGTTTATCGGTACGAATGTTCTTAATGAGGCGTTTCTTGAAAGATTCCCTATTACATTTGAACAAGAATATCCTGCTGCCAAAACGGAACAAAAGATTGTTGCGACTAAACTAAAATCTGCTGGTAAAGCAGATGAGAAGTTTGCTACTAATCTAGTGACATGGGCAGATGTAATCAGAAAAACTTATAAAGACGGTGGTGTTGATGAGATAATCAGTACAAGAAGACTTGTGCATATCGCTGAGGCATACTCAATCTTTAAGAGTAAAATGAAGGCAATCGAAGTGTGTACTAATAGATTCGATAATGATACTAAAACATCATTTGTTGACCTATATACAAAGGTAGACGCTGGGGTATCTGCCGATCAGATACTACAAGATAAAAAAGATGCTGAAGAGGCAGAGATTTTATCTGAAAAGAATTCCAATGATAGTGAGGAAGATGAGGACACATTTGAAGTCTAATCAAAAATCTATTCATAATGTAAGTCCGCTGGTGGGGGTTGTTCCCCACCAGTTATTATTTAATGGAAGGAGTGAATATAATTATGCAAATTAAATTATCACCAGAACAAGAAGCATTTGTTAAGATAGCAAATGATAAAGGTTTTAAAACTGAAATTACTAGGAAAGATATCTTATCTTTAGAAAGTAATGATGGTGCTAAATGGCCAAGATGGTTAGTAAGAAGTTCCGCTTATAGAATAGGCAGAGGTTCTTATAGTTTACCAACTTTAGGTCAAGTAACCGAGGCCGAAGATAGTGCCAAAGGTGAATAAACATACTAAATTAGGGGCGGATAATTCTGCCCTTGATTGCTTGACTATACAATCAAAAAGTGTTATAATGATTACAGAAAGATTTACTTATGAAAATATCTAAAAAAGAACCAAAGAATAAGAAACAAAAAAAATTAAGTGGCACGATTGCTGATTATCCTTTAGTTGAGGTGAAATGGTATGACGCTGTAGGTGACGCTGGTTGGCATGACATCAATAAGGCATTGTTATCTAAACCTGCTAGACCTGTATCATTAGGATATAAACTATTACAGAATAGAGATAAAATTATTATCTTCACAGATTACATTGTAGATGATGAAGACGGAACATTAACAGTAGGTAATGTATCAACTATACCTGCGGCTTGGGTACAAGATGTAACCGAGATAACATTTAAAGAATAGTATGGCTGGATATACAATAGAAGTTAGAAACAATAACGTTGAGAAGGCATTAAGAGTCTTAAAGAAAAAATTATTAAAAGATGGCGTTATGAAAGAATTAAGAGATCGTCAATATTATCAAAAACCTTCTTTTAAAAAGAGAGAGAAGAAAAAAGAAAATATTAGAAGACACAAAAAAGATCAAAAGATTAAAGCGCTGAAAGGCGAATTATAGAATTATGAGGTATTTTATGTTGTTAATATCTCGTATGTTTAATTTGAAACAACAAGAGAAAAAAAGGAAAAATATAATGGCTAGAAAAACATTAAATAAGAAAACTAAAGTGTTAAATTTATTATCAAAAGGTGCACCAATATCATGGAAAGCATTAAGAAGTAAATTTGATTTAACATCACCAAGAGCAATGGTAGACCAATTAAGATCAGAAGGACACATGATTTATATCAATGAATCAACTAAAGGTACTTCATACAGATTAGGTGCTCCTACTAAATCTATTATCGCTGCTGGTATTAGAAAATTATACGGTCCGTTTAAATACGCATATTCAGCGTAATTGATCGTATAAATAGTAATGCGAGGCAGCTCGTAAGCCCTTGCATTAAGAGGTAGAGTATCTTCCGCAAAGATACTTAAATACGGTGACCTTTGGCAGTTTGCACTCCGTGACAAAAGAAACTGCCTTTATTTGGAAAATATATGATTAAAGCAGACATTGATGGAATATTTCAAACCCCAATTTATAGAACTCAATTAACACAAGACTTTAGTAAAAAACAATTATCTTTTATTGATAAGATAAAATTACAAACTCAAAATGAACAAAAAATAAAAAACAAAAGCAATAATTTAACTTCATCTAATAAAAATATACTAGATGAACCTATATTTAAAAAATTAAAACAAGAAGTAGAATTAATAATTAAAGATTATTTTGAAAAAATAATTTCCCCTTCTAATAATATAACTCCTTATATTACACAATCATGGTTAAATTATACAGAGCCTGGTCAATTTCACCATACTCACTCTCATGGTAACTCTTTAGTATCAGGTGTTCTTTATATTAATTGCCATGAAACATTAGACAAAATTAAATTTTATAGTTATAGGCATGATTCTATAATACCAGAAGTACATACATTTAATCATTTTAATTCTGAAAGCTGGTGGTTTAATGTTAATACTAAACAAGTTATATTATTTCCATCATCATTATCTCATGGAGTAGATGTTAAAGAAGGAGAAAATACTAGAATTAGTTTGGCATTTAATATTTTTATTAAAGGAAATATTGGAGATTATAATTCCGCAACAGAATTAATCTTATAAATAATAACGATACGCTCATAAGAGGTATCATAATTAACTCGCTTAACAAAGGAGCAAATATGACTTATAAAACACTTAACATATGGAAAGACCTACGACCTTATTCAGTAGGCTTTGACAATATATTCAATCACTTTAATTTACACCTAGACAATCAAAGAACTGTAAATTATCCCCCTTACAACATAGTAGAAGTAGATTCGCTTAACTGGAGAATTGAAATGGCATTAGCAGGTTTTGGTAAAAAAGATATCAATATCGAATATGCTAACAATCTATTAACAGTTGAAAGTGTTAAAGATGAAGACACTAAAGAGGTTGAAGAAAACGATGGTGTTCTTTTTAAAGGTATATCTAAAAGACAATTCAAAAAATCATTTACATTAGCAGATGATGTTGTGATAAATGGTGCCGAACTTAAAGACGGTATGCTTGTAGTTGATCTGGAGAAGATTGTACCAGAAGAAAAGAAACCAAGAACAATCAAAATTAAATAATAATAGAGGGGCCTGCTTGACAGGCCCTTTTAAATTTGATATAATTATAAATAATTAAAACAACATTTTTATTTGTTTGTATTCATTTTGTTTACATTCATTTAATTATAGAAAGGGCATAAAATGCTTAAACAACTAAACGAAGTAGCAGACTTCAATCCTCAAACTGCTGATAATTTCTTTACAAAATCATATAAAAAATATTTACATCTAGGTGCTAAGTTTAACGATAATCCAATTCTTGTTAATCTTAATGACATCATACAAATAGATGAAATTTTTAATAATGAAGGTAGGGAGACACAACACACAACTTTAGAATGGCAAAGACTTGCAACAGATTTTGGTAATGGTATTAAACCTTGGTTAGACTTACCTATCGTTGTTAAGAATACTGATAAAGATATAGATAAAAAATATAAACTAGTTGCAGGTTACGGATCGTTAAATGCTTTGAAATCAAACGGTGCTGATAAATATTGGTTTTATGAGGTTGTAGAGTACACACCATCTATACTATCAGAAATTGCTGTATTTGAAAACACATCTGAAGTAATAACTACTTCATATAAAACTGGTGTTGATGGTATCATATTTCATTTAAAGAATATGATTGCTAAAAAACACAAGGCTTTAGTTAATGACGAGCAATCAATATCAGACTATATTGATAAGACTTGGCCAGGTATGATACCTGAAGTTAAAGGTGTAATCATATCTAAAGCTAGAAATGCACAAACAAAAAGTAAAAGAATCAAAACTTACAATCTTTCTGAAATAGACAACTGGTTACAAGAAATGGCAGATAGAACTGCTCAGTTTACTCACGGTGGTAATTTTGATAAGAAAAGAGGAATGTATGGTTTTGTAGGAGTTAATATTCAAGATCCATTTCTTCGTGCAGCTAAAAAGTTTGCTGAAACTGGTAATAAATCTTATGTAGTATTACATTGTAAGAGTCCAGGTAAAACACAAACAATAAAAGACATGAGAAAAATACAACTTAAAAAACTACAAGAATTTAAGAGTATGTTCTCTGGATTAGGAATGAAAACTAACTTTTTATCTGTGTTAGGATTTCTTCCACAAGATACCGAAACAGATAAGATGACACTATTGGTACAATAATATAATAAAGGGGCCTGCTTGACAGGCCCTCACAAAAATGATATACTTAATTAAATTAACAATTGAAAGAAAAATATATAATGAAACTAAATCAAAACACGATTGAAA